CCAGTCCACACCTTAACGAAAGATTCGTATGCTTTTTTATTTTTAAAATCATTCGAATATTCATCATAATGATAATTGAAAGCCTTGTGATGTTTTAATATGTTACCAAATAGCGAATGTGTATATTTTAATTTCGGACATTCTTGCCAAAAAAGTAATCCCATAATTCTTTCTAATCCGCATCGGTCAGTTCTGCTATTAATAACACGAATTAAATTAGTAATTCCATATTTTGCTTCTAGCATCGCTAAAAAACTTAATTGAATATACGACATTGCTCCGAAACACAGTTCGAATTTTTCACCTTGGTTTAATCCCAATATATTTATTTCCGACCCTTTAAGTCTTTGTTTAAGATATAAATTATGTTTCAAATTGCTACTGATTCTTAATAAATTATCTAAATTATCTTTATCGTAAGCGTGATGCCATAAAGGTAACACTGGGTAGCCGATGCGTTCAAATGGAATTCTTTTGTGAATAAAAACGCTATCGTGCAAAATGACTGCTCTGTCGAACCACTTATACCTTAAAAAATATATATATGGAAGTAGCTCGCCGCGTTTAGGATATTCTGATTGTATAATTTCGAGATTTTTATAATCATGTTGCGCTTGTATAAAAGCATAATTACTATTATCATCAATGATAACAATCTTCTTTAAAGGATAGTGAGTTCTTATTAGCTTTACACACTGATTCCAATAATTATTTGTTAGTTCCGAATTGACATGTCTTGTTATTATAAATCCATATGACATTTATAATAATAATAGAAATAAATTACAATCAAAAGGTTATTTATACAAGTGACTGTAATACATCTATATCCATCACTTGTTCTCCCTTCGAAATACCATTTTTTAAAATAACAAATTTGCTAAACTCTGGCCGGTCTAATTGCGCACTTGGACTATGATTGTGAACACATCGCGCAATCATTTTATATAATTTGAATTCAGGATAGCGCTCTGCTCCGTTGTTTTTATATAGAACATTGACCCCATTATCGTCAGTACACCATTCTACCATCAATTTTACAATTGGGTCGCAACTATTAATATTTTTAATGCTATCCATGTCATCTATAATATAATCGAAAATAGAACACGCCAATCGACACAAGTCGAAGCTGAAATTAGGCTCAATTCGTGGTTTTTTGTCGTTAAAATAGGGTTCCGTATTGTATTGAGTAACCGCATCTCCGCCCGTTTGAAAGCTATCGCTACAAAATAATTTATTGTCGAATTTATAAATTGCGCGTCCAAAATCAATGATTTTAAAAATCCTTCCAAAGGTCGGAACCTTGTAATACTTTTTCTTGTATAAATAATACAAATACTTTTTGTTAGTTGGGATATACATGACATTATTGGTATGTAAATCATTGTGGGTGAATGAAAATAATTTCTGATACACAATCAATGTCATTATTATTTGCATAAGAGCGGACATCCATTCGTCATGAGTTAAATCCGTATTCATAATTAAATCATCTAAAGTGCTCTCGCAGTTTTCCATACAAATAACCTGAACTGGGAATTTTTGAAGAGTTAAAAATAATTTTTCTTCTTCTAAATCGTAAGAACTTTCCGTTCCAGAGCCCGAATCGGAGTCAGAATCTGTTCCAGATTTAAGACTCCTAGTTTCTGAACCACTAGATTTAGAATACGACTTAGAACAATCTAATTCATCAATATCAATATTATCAACATCAATATTATCAACATCATTCTCATTTGTATGAGATGTTCTAGAGGAACAAGTGGAACCAGATTTAAGACTAGCTGATTTTTTCTGATCCGTAATATCAATAGAATTTGTAATATCAACAAGATCCATGTTTAGCATTTTTACATCATCTAAAGAAATCGAAGTGCTTGTTTCGTCATTTGAGAAAATGTTTTCAAACATCGATTCGTCTATCGATTTTACAGATAAATTCGATTTCTGAGAAATATTCATAATATTTAACGGCTTTAAACTAGGTTCTAGCATACTTTGACTCTGGATCAAATGCGAATAATCTTCTACCGTAAACAGCGTATTTTGTTGCTTATTAAAAAACTCGGATTGAACTAAATAGTCAATGTCATCAATCACATTGATTCTGTAGTCGTTTTTAATAGCCAAAAAAGAGCCGTAATAATCTAGTCCGTGTACAAAATTATATTTATGTAGCACCTCGCTAGTTAAAAAGGAGAAAAATCCATCCACATAGGAGGAATTGTTAGAGTCTTCTATCTTTAAATGAACTGGTTTACTCTTATCAACAGATGGCAAATTAAATAGATTCTCATCTGAATGATTATATTTGCCTACTAGGTATTTAAATGGATCTAACAAAGGCGCCATTTTAATGAATACCTTTTGAGTCGTAGCAAAATCCTCGTCTTCTGTTATATTTTTCAGTTTACATGTGTAAATATGCTCCTTATCTCTATCGTCATCTCCATTATCTTTATTTTTGGGCTTGGCCTTGATATCCTTAATATCTGAAATATGCCACATGTGGTTTAAATTAATAGCGTTAAAATTGGTGCTGTTTAATGAAAAAAATTTGTCGTAAATAGGTATATAGTTTTGTACTTTAGATAAGGAAATATTCGGATTAGATTGAAATTTGTTGAAAAGATTTACATTCTTCCTCTTCTGATAATTTATAGTTATTGCCATTAGCTAATAAAAATAAAATTATAAATTATATTTAACTTATTATAAATGAAATAGCTATAAACTAACAAATGCTTAAATAAAATGCTTAAATAAATGCTTAAATAAAATGCCTAAATAATAAAGATAATCAAAAGATAAGTATTTAAAATCGCGTAAAATAATATCCTTTTTTTAAAATATGTTATAGTATAATAATGAATTTAGAGCTAAAACGTTTTGATATGAAATCTATCAGTTTTAAGCCTAATGAATCTAAAGGCCCGGTCGTCGTTTTAATTGGACGCCGCGACACTGGTAAATCATTTTTAGTAAAAGATTTATTATATTATCATCAGGATATTCCTATCGGCACCGTCATTTCCGGGACGGAAGAAGGGAACGGTTTTTACGGCAAACTGGTGCCGAAATTATTCATCCACAATGAATACAATACAGCCATCATCGAGAACATTCTGAAGCGACAGCGGCAAGTTTTGAAACAAATCAAAAAAGAGATGGAACAGTTTAAAAGATCTACGATTGATCCTCGAACTTTTGTTATCATGGATGACTGCTTATATGATAACACTTGGGCAAAGGAGAAATTAATGAGACTCCTATTTATGAACGGTGATTCATGAACGGTCGTAGACCGAACATAAAGTGCTTGCCGTTAAGAGTTATTCCAAAAGAATAGCTAGTGTTCTATTTATTAAATTAAATTAAATTAAATTAAATTAAAAAAAGAACGCAACACTTCCAAATTGCGGGGATATCTTGCTAGGATTATGCTACTAAACCATCTAGGAAACTAGGATGGCGGCTTATGTTAACCGCATAAGGTATAGTAAAAAAGCATAATATAAAGACAATCCGCAGCCAATCTTCTAAGTCCGTTATGATAAGGATATGAAGACGGTTCAACGACTAAATGCCAGTGGGCTGGAGCTTGTTAATCACTCGCGATGAAAGCCTAAGATATAGTCTAAACCCACTCGAGAGAGTGCTGTGCCCATTTAAAAAGCATGGATTTAATGATTTCAGAAGGAAATATCTGAATGAAATGGTATAATTGAGACACTGGAAGGTCATGTTAATAATTACAATGCAATATCCACTAGGCATTCCACCAGCATTAAGAACCAATATAGATTATGTTTTTATTTTGAGAGAACCCTATATCGCGAATAGGAAGCGAATATACGAAAATTACGCAGGCATGTTCCCGACATTGGAGTCATTTTGCCAGGTAATGGACCAATGTACAGAGAATTTCGAGTGCTTGGTAATAAATAACAACGCCAAATCTAACAAACTACAGGACCAGGTCTTCTGGTATAAAGCGGACGCACACAATGACTTCAGATTAGGCTCAAAAGAGTTCTGGGAACTGTCTAAACAGCTAAATGATGAAGACGAAGAGGAGCAATATGACCCAAATAATGTGAAGAAACGCGGGCAAGGACCTAAAATCGCCGTCAAAAAGAGCAAATGGTAAGAATAAACCGCTTTTAAATATAATAAGCGGTTTTAATTATTTATTAAATAACACAGCGTTAATTTCTCTTAATACATTTGATAAATCAAATCCCTTTTCATTAGGATTATATCTTATTATTTTATTCCCCAATGACATAATATATATTTCTCTTATTTTTTCATTTTCAGTATCACGGTCATCGTGATTATTTTCATCACATTCTATAACTAATCTATAGTCAACAAAATATAAATCTGCTCTATACTTACCTATAGTAAATTGGCGTTTGACATTTAACATATTACTATATGCGTTTGAAATAAACCCGATTGTTTGGTTTTCAATACACATTCCAATATTTATTTGTTTTACATTTTCACTTATATCTACAATATATCTATTTCTTAAATTATAAGAATTTTTCAGTATTTCAAAGGCATTTTCTGTAAGAAGATAAGTTATTTTATTTTGCCCTCCATTTTGTTTTATTGTTTTAAATTTTTTTCGTTCAATAATATAATGAATATTTTCTTTATAATTTTTTATTAAATGTTTAACTAACCTACATTTAGCGCTTGCTAAATATGATAATTCTTCTAAATTTCTTACAAAATCACACATTGTTTATAATACATTAAGTATATTATGATAATTAAATTCAATTTTAAATATCATATGTAAATAAAAAAAGACAATTATATTTTAAATATAAATTATAAATCCAATTAAACCCATTTAAATTTACATGTATCGCAATTATAAAATTTTCTCCCCTTATTAGGTCCTTCTTTTTTAACAACTAATATTTTAACACTTGAAGAACAATTTTCACAAGTTCCTTTGGTTTTTAAAAAACAACTGCTGCAAGTTTTCTTCCATTCTTTTTCCGATTCAGGTATCAATACATCGTCGCCGCAATCGATACATTCGATATAAATGTGTTTTTGAGATTGTTTATTTTGTTTAAAACAATCAGTACATCTAGTTTTGTAAGTTTCTGGAGACATTATATAATCACGGCAATCAAGACAATTTCTAACAGTAGAAATACAATCATGGCAAAATTTTGGATCTGTATTTATAGGTGCCGTAAAATCAATATTACATTTTAAACAAACTGACGCATCTTTTATCTGAATGCATACAGTACATAGTTTATTACCCTTAAGGTTTCTAGTCTCTTGCTTACAATTTAAACAAGAGACTGTTTTAATTTCCTTTAAAATTTGTTTATTCAAAATTTTAGACTTCTTTTTAATTTTATTCGGAACGCATGAACAAATGCCATTAATGCTACTGCTGTTAGAAGGGCTATATATAATTTTATCCTTTTGACAGATAATACATCTATTATTAATAGTATATTTCTGAGTTTCCATTTCAGATTCAGAACTAGAACTAGAACTAGAACGAGATTTATTTATTGTTTTTTCAGCCCTTTGTTGGTTTTTAATTGTTCGATGATTTTCTTTGTATCCCTGAGGCCATCCATTTTTGATTTCATCTGCTCTGTCTCTAGATGCTCGCTGCATTAACTTATATTGCTCATCGTTTTCACTAATAACCCGGTGTCTTTTGTTACATACACTACCTACATTAAAGCAAACTCCTGACAAGTTATTTTCAAATTCATAAACATGTTCAATTCCTTGGCTACATATACAAGTGTGTGACCCATCATTTTCATCATCGTGTCTATATGAAATACAAGTGAAATCAGAATTATCGCTATTATTATGGTCATCATCTAATTCATTGAATGCTATTTTAAGCTGTAAAAAGCTTTTTAGTTGTAAAATGTAACCTTTAGGATATGTTAATAATAATAAGAATATAAATTTATCTGGTTTTTCGGGAGTTTTTCCATTATAATTTTCTGCCATAAATTTTGTTAGTTTAATCCAATAAATACAATAATTTTCCGGATTAGAAAATTTTATTATAAAGCCTGGTTCATTCATGCAAGATAAAATTAATTGTTTAAACTCTTTATTCCAAATTAATGTAGTAATAGCAATCCATTTTCCATTATTTGTATATTCTTGAATTTGTTCCATTGATAATAATTATGTTAGTTTGTGTTTAATATAATTATTTAATTCTTTTCAATTTTATATCTATTCTTTAAGCATCGATTTCCTTCTCCAAATCCTTCTCCTTCAAAGAAAAAGGCCCACTGAGAAGCTCCGATCGGCCGTAATCAGTCTTGCCTACCACAATGTTCTCGCCGTCGAATAGCTCGGAACGAATGTCCGCGACAGAAATGGTATCACTTGTTAACGCCTTCTCCTGACTGGTCGCACTGACGCCGACCAAATTGCCTTCTTGGTCGATGTCTTGCGTCAAGATGTTCCCATGCTTTTCCGCATTCTTCTTATTCTCATCAATCGCCTTCTGTTTGGTCTCCTTGACGCGCGTATCGAATGCGTTTTTCGCAGCGGATTCGTTCTTTTGCTTCTCCTGTGCGAGCTGATTGAGCTCCTCTTCCATATATTCGACGCGACCAGTCTTGTAAGATTCAGGATCCCAGGGCAACCAAGTGCCAATCGGTCCCACAAAAATGTCAAAACTAGGGTCCGCCTCTCGAATAAGTTTAGCGCGTAATTCCGCCTCTTCTTGTGACGCAAAATTGCCACGCGACTTAAATCCACGCACCGATGTCTGGAAATTATACTTAATATTGAATTGCTTTTCTAGATCATCCTCCGCTTTATCCATAAATGTCTTGTAATCATCGTCAATCGATGATCTGATAATGTTGTCACGCTCTTCCTTGACAAACCCCTCGTAGTCCTTCATTACATCCTCGAAATTCAGTTTATATTTAAAAGACATGAAATTAATAAATTGATGAAACTTTTCCATGGATTTAGAAAATTCCCACTGCTTTAGGAATTCCTCAAAAAAGAACATTTCCTTTTGCTTTAAAATTCTTTCCGGCGTGATAAAGGAAAAACACCCGAATGTTTGTGCAGCAATCGGTTTATCTACATCCAATAAGTCAACATATTTAGGATTAGGAGAGCCATCTTTAGATAATTTTCGGTCAAATGCCAACTTTTTGGCGATATTGGATTTCGATTTTCCGCTCATCATATATTTAATTGTGTTAGTTCGTTTAAGTATTAATTTATTTAATTAATATATTCTTTATTTTCTTTTATTTTCTTTTTATTTTATATAAAGAATGGAAATGTTTAACACGAACGAACTTATTAAGCGAGTGATCAAGTATATTGTGGAAGGCCTAATGGTTTCAGTGGCTGCATATGTAATTCCTAAGAGGTCCATGAATTTGGAGGAAATAGCATGTCTGGCTTTAACGGCCGCGGCAACCTTTGCTATTTTAGATACATATATTCCTAGTATGGG